CTTCAGAGTTTGATGATTGTGTTAATTTCTGCATTATTTTATTACCTCATCTCTTAAATTATTTAATCATATCAGCAATGGTATCCGCAACCAAATCTGACTTCTCATCATCTATTGCATGTAAATCAGCTAAATAATGCCCGAATAAATGTCGGGCTTGATAAACATCATCACAGTCTAGATCATTTATTCTAACTTCACCTGGTGGATCTGTTACATCACAAGGGTCTGTTGGTAATGCTTCTCGTATTGTTTTAGGTTTCGGTATACTATATACTTCAAATAACCGTTCAAATTCATTTTTTACTGTTTGATAATTACTCATTGCATTCCTCTATATAATTTCATCTACTAATCCATATTCAAGACACTTTTTGGCATCCCAAAGTAAATCATGTTTCAATATTTCATCTAATTCTTCTGTTGGAACTTTAGTATGTTCTGTATATACAGTTCTAATAGTTTCCATCATCAAATCTAAATTCTTTTTCTCATCCTCTATTTCAGAATACTTTCCCCACAATTGTGAAGATAATTGATGAATTAACATATATGAATTTTTACTCATAAATCTTTTCTTGCCTACTACTGAAAGAAATGTAGCTGCACTTGCACAAAATCCATCTACAAAAGTGTATACAGGAACATTACATCTTGAAATTGTATCCATAGATGCAATACCAGCAGTGATTGAACCTCCACCTGAATTTATAAATAATCTAATTGGTGGTGGATCAATTTCTAATACATTAGATACTGTAAGATGTTTTGCTTCTAATTCACTAAGTTTGTGATTTAATTCAACTACCGTTTCTCTATTCACTCCAGAATAATAATATATTTTATTTTCATAAACTGAAATATGTTTTTCTTCACCTGGTTTTACATTTTTCTTTGGTGCCGGATTTTTTTCTCCCCAATATTCTTTCATTTTATTGCTCCTAATAGTTCTATAATCATAGCCATAGCATTAATCTCTTTATCCACAACTTGTGCATCTGATAATTCATACCTGGCAATTATTAAAATACATTCTGCTACATGACCCTTACCATATTCATCTACCTTATCATATAACAACCTAAATAAATCTGCAAAATCTTTAACTTGATTGTCTGCTAACAATTGTCTTGTATTTCTAAAAGCGTTCTTCTTATCTTGTGTCTTTAATATTTCAAGTACTTTTAATTTATAATCCCTCTCTAACAAACTCTCTTTATCTATCTTAACAACTCCATCTACTACCTGTCGTTGAGCAGAATTAATTACTCTACGAATATCTGGATAACCTGAATCAATCACCAATTTCAAATCCTCAAGTTCATATCCTACACTTTCTTCTCCCAGAATTTCTACCAATCTTTTCGCAACATCTGGTTTAGATGGTGGTGTTGTCTGAAACAACTGACACCTACTCTGAATGGGATCAATAATTCTCTCAACAAAATTACAAGTTAAAATGAACCTACAGTGTCTACTAAATGTTTCCATTAAGTTCCTTAGTGCAGCTTGTGCATTAGGAGTTATATAATCACACTCATCAAGAATTACAATCTTCAATTCTTTAAACCCAAGTGTTGACGCAAACATCTTTACTTTATTTCTGATTGTATCTACATTATTTTCATCACTCGCATTAATATAAATAGAATCACATTCAATATGATTAACAAGTATTTTAGCAATAGTGGTTTTGCCTGTACCTGGTTTTCCATAAAACAAAAGATGTGGTAAGTCACCATTCTTAAGATACAAAGACACCTTACTCTTAAGATGCTCGTTCCCAATATAAGTATCTAAAGTGGAAGGTCGATACTTTTCAACCCACAAATAATGGGATAATTTATCAGTCATTCCTCTTTCTCCAAATCCACGTTGGTTCTCCAAATAACCCCGCTCTATCAGGCAATATATATTCGGGTTTTCTATTGGCTACTTCTGTTACTTTTGCAGTCCCAACTCCAATACAATTGGGTCTTTTTGCCATCTCATAACCTATACAATCGTCATATTGACTGTCAGGAAATGTATCTAAAAAATCATTCATTGGATCACAAATAGACAACCATCCTTTTTTTCTACCTTTACTGGCTGCATTTACATCACTGATATTGACTAATAAATATCCACCTGGCTTCAAAGTTTTCCAAATATTTTTTAATGCTTTATGTAAAAACAATTCATTCCAACTTTCTATATCTTTATACCTAACCCAACTCTGAGTTTTATCATAACTGTATCTCTCAACATTAAAATATGGTGGACTTGTGAATACTAAATCAAAGAAACTTTCATATTTACTCAAATCTACATCCTCTGCTGGTTCACACATAAAATCTGACTTTTTAGGTTCTTCAAAAAATCCTAAATGTTTATTGTAAAACTCGGCCTGTTCTTCGTATATAGGATGGTTCTCTTCTCTCGGGTCAATACCAAGATAATACTTCCCAGTATTAGATGCGTAAAATCCAGCCAACCTATCTCCCCAACCCATACTAAAATCAAGAATATTTCTTGCTTCATAAAAATCATAAATTGCCTTGGCAACATTTGGTTTGAACTGAGAACAGATATACTTACGAAGTGCAATACAAGACCTTAAAGTTCCTCTACTTACTTTTTCTACTTCCAATGTAAAAAGTGATCCTAACAATGTGTACATAAACTTCGGATTGTTCCAAGTTCTAAGAGGTCCTGGTGAAATTGTACCATCAACAGACCATCTATTTTCTTGTTGAAAATAATTACTCGCACTATTTCCAGTGTTGATTCGCCTAACTATCTTATTACCAAGAGGCCATTTATAATCAGACCTAGCAAACCACTCACTTTCAATTGTAACATCATACCAATGAGTTGCTTTCAATTTCATGAAATCATTGTAAGCCTGTTTTTTAGATATTACTTGATACGGTGGTTCATAGTCAGCCAAAATTTCTACAAGTGAATCTTGTATGTCGTGTCTCTCGAAATTCTTTTTTATATAATTCCACTCTTCTTCATCAATATAAATGTAAGGCTCCATATTTCTAAATTTATCGAAATATGTTAAATACATTAAACTGGATCCTGAATCGCCACCAAATAATAAGTTACATCATAATCATCGACTTTGAAATTTATTCGAGATAGTCCCTGGTCACTAACTTCAAAAGTTGCACTCTCACATTCCTTATTAGCTGAAAGAACTTCTCTAAAAAGGTCTGCATTAAAAAATATCGTATCTATTACATCATAAGTCTCTGTTGAAACCGGTAGTGTAACATGATTTGTATTAATTTCGGCATATCCAATCACAAGTTTTACACCAACATCATCTGTAAGAACAGCAAAATAATCTGTGTCTGGTAATGCATTCTTTCCTGCAATAAACTTGTTTATAAAAGTTGAATCCACTTTAATTTGAACTTGAAACTCAGGCAATTTTTTAAGATCGGGTGGTCTGTTTATAACAGACAAATCAGATAACATAAAATTAACTGAAGCATTGTCATCAGACACCTTTAAAGATACTACCTTATCTCCAGATTCTTTATGTTCTAATGTAATATTATCTGAGAGAACTCCCAGTAACCTAACCAATTGATCTGTATTGTATACTCCAAATTCGCTGTTACCAAAATTCCAATTTTCCAAAGTTAATTCGCCGAGTAAAGATTTATCTCCTGTTATAAATCTGGTCGACAATGTATTATCACTAATTTCCAATACAACTGAATTTACATTTCCACTCAAATGATATTTGTCAATGAATCTTGTAAATGTATTTTTATCCATAACCATTCTCCTTAATTATAACCATATATACATATATATTGGTTGGGGTTTCTAAAATCAAAAAAATCTTTCTATTGTTTGCTGTTTATCTACTGGGTCGCCCCATTTCAAACTTTTATAGAACATATCAATTTTTTTCTTTAACGATTGTTTATAAATTTTATTATAATCTATATTTTCTTTGATGAACTTTATAATTTCTGGTGGATCTTCATGCCCCCTATAAGCAACCACTTCAATTCCAAGTTCATTATTCTTCATATATGACCACCGAATTTTATCTCCGTTATTTATGAACATATATTTATCATCTCTTTTGTAATGTTTTAACAAATCATTATATCTGACTGCTGCTTTGACGTGAACTGGAGCTCCTTTCTTAAAGATTGTGAGAATAGATCCGTTTTCTTTTCCTTTTCTAGCATACTTCCCAAGTCCTTTTACACCAGTTGGAGTTGCTATCTTATCTATATTCATTAATTTCATACTTTTCTTAAAATTAATAATTCTATCATCTATTTTATCTTTCGGTACATCTGCCAAAATATCTTCTAAAACATCAGATAATAATTTTCTAAGAGCGGGTGGAAAATTACTCCTAACTGTATCCAATCCCTTTACAAGAATTTTATTTACTTTAACTCCATTATCATTTATTATTCTCATCCCATATCGTTTCTTAGTAACAAACAATCCACTCTTAGCTATGACCTCTTGTTTAATTTGAAATCTGTGTGTGTCCAAATTACAAAAGTTTTTGGCGAAATGATTGTAAGAATCATTTATAAACTCCTGAACATTTTCTGCAACATCTAAAATTTTCTCTGAAATCATAACATCACTTTTAATACCGACAGTTGGATATTTTTTTTCTATTAATGGTAATGCTGGAGCAAAAATACTATCAGTATCTATATAAATTACATAGTCCTTAGATGTTCCAAGTTCTTTATTGTAATAGAAATTCACAATTTCCTTACTGTATTTAATAAGAGATTGGCCGGTTTCAGTTGTAGCAGCTGCATTATCTAAATCGTAAAACCTAAAAACGGGCAATCCCAATACTCCATACATAGAATTTAATAAAATCTTTTGTAAGTGTTGTCTCCGATTAAAATATAAATACTTTTCATTATCTTCTTTTTCTGCAAATTTTTTCATTAATTTTCGATATTCCACTCTCTGATCAAACCAAGTTTCTAATAATGCTGGTATCAATCCTCTCTTGTCTGTTCTGTAAAGAATTCCATTCGTAGAAATTGAAATCTTATTGTCATCTAAATATTTTTTTAATTTAGATTCACTTGTACTTCCTTTTAATTTACCATCTTTAGTATGTGCTGTATATGTTTTTTTCTCACCCCTAATAAATTGTTTAGCATTCCACCCTTTCACTTTACCAATTTTAGTTTCTGGAGATATATTCAAACTCATAATTGTAGATGGATACATTGAAGTAACATCTAAATCATAAATCCAATCGTGTTTTCCTTTCTGTGGCTCTTGTACATAAGCACCAACAAACTTAACCCCTGTATCCATTTTTTCTCTGCCCTTTGGATCTTTATTTGGTGCTACGATATCCAATCTTTTAAGATAAGTTAAAATCGCCCCTTCCAAATATCGACTACTATGATAAATGTCTTCATACGGACAGTGCCCCATATGACATATACCTCTACAAATTTCTATAAAATCTAACTTATCATCTAACTTCTTAATAATTTCAACATCATTAATATTATATTCAACAAACTTCTTTAAATCATTTTCATATAAATCATTTAATGTTCCAGAATATGGAATTTTCTTTACACCAACTTCGTTCTCACCTATATCATCTAATCTATAGGTAGGTTTTCCTCCAAATGTAAACTTCTTATAAAGACTTAAATAATCAAGACACGATACTCCTGCTATCAAATATCTATTTTTATACTTACTCCAATGTACCTCTCTTATAGGAGATAATAAATTTGCAAATTCATTTCCAAGAACTTGAATTGCTCTATTATAAAGATATGGAATATCAAAAAAATCTATATTCCATCCAGAAAGAATTGTAGGAGATACTTCAAGGTATTTTCTAAAAAACCCAGATAATAATTCTTCTTCAGTTTTAAATGTTTCTATAATTCTATTTTCTTGAACATCTATATTTAATTTATTGTCTGGATCTAATACAAAACAACTATATTCATCCATAATTTTATCATAAAATGCTATTGAAGTAATCTTGTTTTCCGCCTTACTAACATTTGGAAACCCCTCTGTAACTTCAACTTCTATATCTATAAAAGCAACTCTATGTCCTTCTGAAACTTCATCCGAATCTGTATATATATCTACTAACGCCCTTATCTCTGCATTAACATCACTCTCGTGAAGTCCTGGCTGGTCATTATCCCACTTATAAACTTTATTTAATCTATCACCATATAATGAAACATATCTTCCATTTGAATTTTTCACATAAGCATACCTCTTGTGTGGCAAAACAAGATAGCCTTTTTTATCATCCCAAATATGTATTTTTTTTCTGAAATTATCGAAATAAATATTCTGATACATCTATAACCTAAATATAGATTAAAAAATGAAACACAGGGGAAATATTTCTACTTCCCCTGTTACATTTCATTTCTTTTTGCTTGTTAGAAATTTACAGTAATACCTGCATTAAAGTATCTTGGTATTCCAAGAAATACTTCTGCGTTATGAGCTGCGTGAGTTTTATCTCCGTAACTATTGTATTGACTGTGATCTACTGCATCCTGCACATATACAGCATCTAATGCGTTAAACATATGAGCAAATGCCTGTAGATTCAACCCACCGATTTTTGGCAAATCGTATGTAGCATGTAAGTCCATCCTAGAAAATCCAGGTGCCTGCCATACTTGTTCTCTATCAGCGTCTGCGTCTGAACCATCATACTCTCTTGCATTAGGACTCCAATCTGCATAATTGTCATCATACACATTGAACGAAGATTGCAATCTAAGTCCTTTTATTGGTGTTACTGTAACACCTACAACATAAGCTGTCTGAGGCATATCACCTACAAACAAACCATCAAGTGCGTAAGAATATGGAGTGGTTGTCTGTCCAACAACCTGACCTTGTTCATTATACTCATCTTCCTGATAATTACCATCTGCATCACCAACAAAAGTCCAGTTTCCAAGACTTACTGCGGCATCCAAACGAACCATATTGGTAACATTAGTAGATGCCTCTACTTCAACACCTTTATGATTCTGGTTTATACCAGATAAGAAGATAACATCAGTATCACCTGAACTACCTTGTCCACTCGTTACAGCTTTGGTAAGGTTTCTATCTTTCCAATCTGTATTGTATGCACTGACTTTAACTGCCAGATTTCTAGCACTGTAATTCACTCCAGCTTCTGAACTGACAAACTGTTCATTTGCCGGGTCTGAAGCAACTGTTCCATCAAAGTAAATCACGTTATCCATAATAGGTGGTTTTTCCACAATACCGAAGTTACCGAAAACACTAACGTTATCTGCAACATCATACATTGCTCCACCTTTGAACTGAGTAGTAATAATAGGATCACCGTGATCTATAACTTCATCTGCAACAGTGAAATGGTCTTGGTAAGTATAAGCAATGCTCGATACTCCACCCATACCATATGCTGAAAGTGGACCTGAGGAATATGATCCTTGTAAGAATCCACCTAACCAATCAACTGTAGTTTCATTGTGATAAGCAATAATATCACCTAACTCAACATTTTTACCATCAGGTGCATTATCATCAGCAAAATCCACATAGAAATCACCACCAAGTAAATCACGAACTTCACGTGCATGTTCTATACCTGCAGTACGCCAATCTATACCCGCCTGTAATTTAAGTGCATCACTTAAATCTAAGTTGAGTTTAGAAATAACACCAATCGTATTTTGACGATTAATACTGTTCCTCAAAATACCTACTGATTGACCAGATTCTCTACTAATAGCTCTCTTATCAACATATACTACTGAATCTGTGCCAGAGTTCATAGCAACAAGAGCATTCCAATCACGAGTCCAGGGACCACGACCATAATAGAACTTATAATCATCATCACCTAAGTTACCATCAGCATCTAAGGTAGGAATCCTACCATAAGTACCAGTTCCACCTCCTGAACCACCACTCCAATAAAAGACTGAACTCAGTCTTGTTTTGTCATTGATAGTTAAGAAATGGTTAAGGTTAACCAATGGTTTGTGAAAGAAGTTCTCTCTTTCATTTAGATAGTTAGGATCGTGTCTAGCAACTGTATTGGCTCCATACATATACCAATATTGTTTACCCTCATAAGACGGGTCAATTGGTGACCAGTTCTGGTTAAATGTTCGTCCAACATCTTTGAACTGACCATCTTCACCAAGAGCTGTAGCGTCATATCCTTCTACACTTTCAGCAAACTCGGCATCGTATGCGCCAAGATTCTGTTTGTATAGATTCTGACCATGACGTTGTGGTGCACCGACTGCATATAATTCGAATCGGTTCTTTTCATTCAGTGCGTAACTTGCACCAAAGTAATATGCCCAAGCATCTGTCCACGTCTTGTCTATGACACCATCACCTGTCTTTCTAACACCAGTAAAACTGAAAGCGAACTTGTCCGCTACCAACCCAGTGTTGTAATTGAAAGTTGATTTCAGGAATCCACCTGCTCCAACTTCCTGTTTGTATTTACCACCCTTTTCAAGAGCAGCAGGATCTGTTATGATGTTCATAGTTCCACCAATAGAAGGTGCAGCTAAATTAACAGCACTTAATCCACGTTGCATCTGGATGGATTGTGCAACATCTGCTACACCATCCCAGTTAGACCAATAGACCCAACCATTTTCCATATCATTCTGTGGAACTCCGTTAATCATTACCGCAATATTCCGTTGGTTAAACCCACGAACATTGATACGTGCATCTCCTGCTCCACCACCCTGTTGAGTTGCATATACACTCGGAGTAAGATTAAGAGACATTGGTAAGTCTTGTGAACCAAGACGAAATTCAATCTCTTCCTTTCCTACCGTAGTATAAGCAACAGGTGTTTTTTCATCTGCCCTCGAAGCCAAAACCTCAAGTGCAGACATCTCTAATGCAGATACTGAAAGGGAGAAGTCTACGGCACTTACCGCTTTCCCCTCCGCTACATCAACCTCTACTGAAAGAGATGCATATCCAATTGAAGAAGCTGTAAGTGTATAAGAACCTGCATCTACCTTGATAGAATAAGCACCATCTGCGTCTGCAGCGGCACCCAAATCAGTTCCTTCTACTACAACATTAGCTCCAACTAGGGGTTTACTCGTTTCTGCATCGGTAACTGTTCCCGCAACTGATTGTCCCCAAAGAACAATCGGCATAAAAAACACCGCCAATGTAGAAATTAAGTTACGATTCTTCATAATCGTCTCCTTCATTGTTTTATTGAAATGACGCATTTTTCAACAGGTGCGTCAACTGCCTGTTTTTCCCACGATATTTCTAAATTTCACATACATCATTATTACAAAATTTTTCAACCACTGCCTCACTTCCCTTAATCTGTCTAAAAGATAAATATTTAAGTTTTGACATCATCGTGTCATATTTTTTCTTGTCCACTTCTTCATATGGCATTTGTGCATAAGCCCCTCCATTCCTTCTCGGTAATAGAGAAATCCCCTTTAATTGATACTGATAAATATCCAAAACATGAGACAAGTCTCTTTTCTCTGTTTCTGGATCAAAAGTAACAGTACAACTAACTTGATTGTCTGCCCAATACTTTTGCATAAAAGCTGCCAAACTAAATTGTTCCCATACTGATAATTCCTTAGAAGTTCTTATTCCTTTACCAACATCGACTGGAACTTCCACCACTACCGTAGTATCCTCTGAACCAAATGCTGGTTCTATCTTATATCCAGAGGCCTCAAGTGGTTTAAGTAAAGGACTGTATTTTGATAATCTTATTCGTCTAATATATAATCTACTTTCTGGATAATGTAGTCCTGGAGTAGCACCTGCTAATAGTGAAACAGTACCACTTGGTTTTACGGAAGTAGTCTTAATAGAACGGGGGGTTGCGAACCACTCACTATAAACCTTGTCCCAATCTTGAATTACATTATATCCATCCATTAACCACGTTTTCAGTTCATCTATTCCTTTGTAAGTTATAAATTGTGCAATACCACTAACACTACAACCAATTCTACGATTTCTTAACATAACACGATTAGTTTCTGGCCAATGAGTCTTTCCGAGTGTTACTGTCTTAGCATACAAATAGGCATATTTAAGTGTTCTTTTAAACTCTTCCAAATTTTCATGACGAAACGGAAATGTTTCTACAAGACAACATAACTCATATGACTCTAATGTCTGTTCTAAACACGGATTGCCACCTGCTGCTCGTGTATCATAACCATTTGGTTCATCACACATTCTACCATAACTTCTCATATTTTCTAACCATGCAAACCCAGGTTCACCGTTGTCTGTAATTCTTTTACAAGACTCTGTATAATCCATTCCAAGTTCTGCAAATACTGAATTATTAGAAGTCCAACCATATTGTTCTCTATGTGGATTCTTTTTATAGTTTTTGAGATTTAGATACTCTTCATCACTTGGATCACCAAATACAATCTCTGCTGTTCTACGAACATTGCCCGCAACTACACATTTACCTACAAGATTCATAATATCAACAATAACCGTAGAACTAATTGGAGATCCAACGTTTTCATCAAGAACCTTTCTTATACCTGTGTGTGACTCTTCTAATGGTTTGTGGCCACTTGAAAGACCACCAAAACCTTTAATTGGTTCTCCCTCTTTTCTTATTTTATTATAATTAAACTTTATAGGTGATGTTCCATGAAAATAACTCTCTAACAATAACCTTAAAGATTCTATCCAACCCTCCCGAGTGTCTGGAATTACATATAATTCTGAATTTCTATTTTTATTGGGGCCTTTAATTAGGATTTGATTTGCACCTTTTGTATCAAACCCAACTCCTACCCCCAACATTGATGCGTCCATCAAAAAACAAAATGGTTTTGCATAATCGTCTTTAATAGTAGATGTGGATACAAATGCACAATTGTTCAGTGCTGCATAAAGACCTTTTTCTTCTGTAAGTGGAGTTCCCATTGCCCAAAGACCTCGGCCGGGTGGTAAAAACTTCATATTGAATATCTTATCATACATTTCTTGAGCTGACCGCTGTGCTTGCCAAGGATTCCAACCAAGTTGATGAGAATCAATCCAATTCATTTGCATTGAGTAAGTGCCCTCTACAACCCTTTGAACAGTTTCCCACCATTGCTCGTTTTTTCCATCTTCCTTGATGCGAGAATAAGTTCTCATATAAACTAATTCTCCGAGTCCGTTAAATCCAAATGGGGGTCTTTTTCGCTTGTATTTATCTATGAAATTATCTGATAACTTGAATTTTTCCATATAAACTATCCCTCTTCAAATAAAATTAATTTTAGTACAACATTCATTCCAATACATCCATAAGTATAATATATATTGCATTCTATTACTCAAATCCATCAACTTTATTCATATCATCATATTTTTTTGATAACATTTTTCTTTCATATTCTTTTGAATTGTCCATTTTACCTTGTGCTATCTTTCCACCTTTAGTAGTCTCTTCATAAACTTGAATATTACCTATATTAGTATTAACTGTAGATGGAAATGTAATTCCATCTGGTCCAAACCGATTTTTAATCACATGAAACCTGCCTGTATTCGAAATTTTATCTTCAACTTTCCTACTCATACTCATTACAAAATCTGCAATCATAACTTTTGCGTAAGCCTCAGCAACTTTTGTTGCATCTATAATACGTTCCTCAAGTGCACTTCTGTTGGCTTGTGATGCCGTCCAAATTGGAACTTCAAACTCGCCAGCCAATCCTCTTAACTCCTCATATACATTTTCTAAAACAAATCTCCTTTCACTTCCCACTCCAACCAAAATATCTGCATAATCTACTATTACTAAATCAGGTTTAATTCCTTGTATTTCTGATTGTTTAAGATGAGATGAAAGAGTCTGAACTGAAGCTGATTTAGTTGGATAATATTTTATTAACAATTTTCCTTCCAACTCACTTATTATTTTTTCAACTTTTTCTTTATGAAATTTTATATTAGTAGTAGTAACTCCACTAAAAACAGTATCATATCGTAATCCAACATAAGCCTGATTCAATTCTAATGTATAATGGATTACTGACAATCCATCTCTAACTGCCCCTGCCGCAATAGACTGTAAACACCAAGTTTTACCAATTCCCGCTGGTGCAACAATAACTCCCAATTCTCCTGTACCTAATCCACCATCCATAATTTCATTTACAACATCCCACGGCGACTTTATAGTTTCCCTTGCATTTTTAGTAAGTCTTTCTTCTATTCCAATAATATAATCGTGTCCTAAATTTCTTTCTGCACCAGATCTCATCGCGTCATCTATCAATTTTTTGATTCCATCATAATCCTTAATTTCCAATAAGTCAACTGACTGTACAATGGCATTTTTCAAGACCTGGTTCTTACAAAAATTGAGAGTTTCTTCTTTTATGAACTCTAAGTCAGGAGATTCAATATTTCGCCAAGCTTCCTTCAAATTTTCTACAACTCCCGCTTTCAATATATCATTTTCAATTTCATCTATCTTAACTTTCAATACTTCCAATGTAGCATTGGTTTTGTATTCCATAAAATACGAAACAATTGTATCTACTAACCATCTGTTGGCATCTGACTCAAAGTATATTGGCTTTAAAATATCTAATACTGTTTGTGTAAAAACAGGATCTTCTAATAGAGAAGCTATAACTTTCATTTGAAAAGTAGGACCAAAGCTAGTTAAATTCTCACTCATAGTATAAATTTACTCTCCATATAATTCTTTTCTATTTTTTTCCCGTGTCTCCTTCAACTTCCTCTGTCTATATCGGTCTCGGGCTTTCCTCAGAATTTTTTCTTTGTTGCGTTCATAATGCTCCATCTGCCATCTCCTTTGAGCATCTTGTTGTTCTTCTTCTGTAAAATATTTTCGTTTTCTACCCATTTGTCATTTCAGCGTATCTATTCAACTGAGTCCAAGTTGTCAATAACCAACTATTAAGATTTGGAAATGTAGAAAATAATCTATCCTCGATAAACATTTTTTCAAATTGCATCTTGGCAGTTGGTGGTATTGATTTATTAACATTTGTGCTAATTTTTAGTTTTGCATTGGCTGATATATCAACTTCTTTCAGTTGCATTAATTTATAATTTCTATTTATAACATCGTCTTCAAGTACAACCTCGTTATTTCTTGCATAATCTTTTAACTCATCTATATCTATCTCTTTGTTTTCTAAAAGAAGTGGAAATTTTTTAATAATGGTTTTTAATCCAAATCCCTTTATCCCAGAAATATTATCCGACTTATCACCATCTAAAACTCTATACATAATAAAATTAGACGATGCAATTTCGTATTCTTCTTTTACACTTTCTGGAGTATATAACTTTTTCTTGGTTGGACTCCAAACTGAAACTCGATCATCAACGAGTTGTAAAAAATCTTTATCGGTAGACATTATTGTAACCTTACTCTCTGTGAGCACTTGTTCTGTAATATACGCAATAACATCGTCAGCTTCTACGCTGTCTACCGACAAGACTGTTAGAGGCAATTTTTCAAGGTATTCCACACATCTACTCAACTGCATTAACATAGAATGGCGTTCGTCTTCCATAGAACTAAAATCATATGATCTATTCAAACGAACTTTAGTTTTTCGTTTTTGCTTATATTCTGGATAAATTTTTCGGCGACGAGTAGAACCACCTTTACCGTCAAAAATAACAATACAACGGGTGGGTCCAAGCATCTTTATAGAGTAACCGATTGATTTGAGAAAACCAACTATTCCACCAACATGAACTCCATCATCATTGGTAGTTGGTATAACACTGAATACTCGTATAAAAGTATTCAGGCCATCTATTATCAATACCTTATCATTTGGCTTGCCTACATCTACATCGCCGCCGTGTTTCTTTATTTCTTCAAGAATAGATAAATATCGTTCATTACTCATCAGACTCCTCTGAGATTGTAATTTCGTCAATTCCAAAGTTTTTGTCATATTTCAAAATTGCTTTGTCGCAAATCAAATCATAACAATGAGATTTAAATCCCTCGTCTTCCAGCTGTTCTGACCAATCCTTAGACTGAAACTTTAATTCTTCTCCTTCATGGTTTTCCATAGAATACCATGCTCCACTTTGTTTCACTAATTTATGGTCTTTTAACACCTGTAACCAACTTCCATCATTATCTAGTCCACTCTCAAAGTAAAGATTAAAATCGGCATGTCTCATTGGAGGTCCAAGTCTATTTTTTATAACTTGAGCTCTCATTTTCATCCCAACAGTATTCTTTTTAGTATCTTTGATTTGACCAAGATTTTTTAATCTGATGCGAGTGGATGCATGAAATGGTAACGCTTTACCACCACTTGTTGTCCACGGATCACCAAACATTACACCAAGTCTGGTTCTAAGTTGATTTGTAAAGACAAGGGCAACTCTCTGTTTTCCTATCATCTGAGTAATCTTTCTCATTGCTTTACTTGTGATAATAGCTTTATCAGTCGCCCAACCTTCTTTATCAAAATCGCCGTCTAATTCACCTTTTGTAGAAGCTCCTGCTAAACTGTCAACCAAAATTGTTACAAGTCTATCTTTATCTG